ATGTAGGTGTTAAACTCTTCGTCTAAATAAGCAACACAGTAATACGTCAAGCCTAAATAGGTAAAAGCTCTATAGTCTTCAAACTTAAGTTTTTTGTCATTTGTGTTTTTTATTTCTTTTATCTCCTTGTGGGTAACATTAAATGATTCATCAAACTTATACTCTACTAATGATTTACTTTCACCTATAAATTTCATAAACTCTGTACGAGAAGTGTCTTGATCATACCGCGCGACCCCTTTGTAACCATAATTTGTTTTATGTATAGTTATATTGTGTGAAACAGCAGGGGCTATTTCTTTTGCAAGAAGCTGTATGGGTTTTCTTTTAACATTTCCACGCCATGTGCCCGCAAACATGTGCGTTAAAAAGACATCATCTCTTTCGACACTGAAAGGGTTGTCGCTTTTAAATGCGCCGCTATGATTTTGATTAGAGCCAAAAGCATTTATCGGCAATAGGTAACTTTTTTTTATTTTATTTGAGGCACCAAAATAGCTTATTATGTGCTTACTAAACCTACCTGGTCCAGTGTTTTGAAGTACTCCGTTAACAGGGTTGTTAATTATATCATTAATAATAAAATTTAATGGCATTTGTTTTGGAGCAGCTGCAATAGCCCAGTTACATACGCTAAGTATTTTGTCACCAACTTGTACTCCAATGTCCTTAAAAAAAGGGTCTGCCGCATCCATGTCAGCTTCTAGCCCTACAATTAAGTCTTGATCTTTTATCCAGTTGCGTAACGGTTGGTTGCAATAAATATCAGCATCCACATACACACCTCCGTTCTCCCACAAATAACAGTATCTAAAAAAATCAGAGCGCTCTCCTCTTTCTGTTAGCTTAAGGTATGCGTTATTGTAGATGCTATGCTTAAACCAAAGGTCTACTTGGTTTTGACTAAAGTGTTTAATTTCGTATTCAGGATTATGTTTTTTAAAAGAACTAATCATGTAATCATTTATATCTAAACTGTCATAGGTAGTAAATATTATGGTGTTGGGTATTTTTTTAAAAACATTTTTGGTTTGAATATAATGATAGAAAGGATGGTTGTCAATAGCTTTCATCTCTTGACGATAAGTAGGATATTCTACATGTAAAACTTCAACTCCGTTGTATTTAAACTTAGTGTTAGGGAAATCATGCAATAACATTTTAACTTTTAAGCTGTTAATATACTGGTCACCTAACTTGTATTCCGTTTCTATGTCCCTGCCCGCCACACAGTTTAATGCTTTGCCAAACAATCCAGGGCCTGTATAGTCTAAATAAAACATTTCTTCTTGTTTTATTACATTGTCTACAGCTCTGTTAATTGCTTCCCATAATACAGGGTGTTTCGGTTCTGCTGCTAAAAACCCAACCGCTATCCACTTCTTAGTCATAGGATCATCTCGAACCACAATAAGTTTATCGGCATCTTCTATTAGCTTAGATAAAGGCTGTAGGCATATCATGTCGCAGTCTATGTACACGCCTCCTTGAATGTATAACACGCAGTAACGAAACAAATCTGCCTTAAAAGACCCAGGTATTAATAAGTGATATGCGTTTAAAACCTTTTTAGTGAAATGTTTTTTAATAAATTTAATGCGAGCTACGTCATCATAAAAGCAATACTCATATTCCACATTATTTATCCTCCAGCTATCTCTAGCCTTTGACATGTCGGGCGGGGTGTCCTCCGTTTCAAATGTTTGATGAATAAATTTTGGAATCATAAGTTTACAATAGTTTTATCCCCCCAGCCTTTAGATGAGCTGTGAGGCCACAACACCCAGTGATGAGGTTTATATCCATTATATTCTCTCCACACTGTAAACGAGTCGTTAGACGCCTTTAGGTGTCCGTTTAGTTCTTCTATATTTATATCCTGTCTATTTATTTCCTCATTATTAACTCCCTCAAAAATTAAAGCAGCAAAGGTGTAATCGTTTTCTGGAAAAAAACTTTTATTTAAATCAATGGCGTGTTTGAATTTTGGAAAATATATATCCGATGAATTACCTGGAGGAATTTTGTTTTTAATACAGCTTTCAGTTAACGTACGGTCTTTAAACCTAATACCGGAATACATTTCATAATCTTTAATTGTTCTTTCGGCCCCTATATCATATCCTTTAAAGGTTTGTTTATTGCAAGGAGAACACACCTCTCCATCTACCCCCAATAACATTCGTGTTCGTTGATGAGCTCTAATGTTGCTTTCTCCCCATTTATCATGATCATCCCAATGCTTCGTCCTTCCCTCCCTAGTATATTCATGCCAAGCTATAATTTTATGAGGGTGAAATAAATCATATCCATGAGTAAAAGCTCTTACTCCTATAGTAATTTCTTCGCCATGAAAATAAAATGATGGATCGTGTTGTACTTCCTTGCAAAACTCTCCTAATGTAAAAGCAAAATGTGCGGAATAAAATCTTGCAGGAACAGGATCTATAACAGAATCTTCCATGTGATAGGGTAAAAAGAAAACTACCCCTTCAGGGGTAAACCTGTCAAAAGACATACCCCAAGGTTTTGAATGGCGCTCTTCTGGATCATTCTTAGGATTATACGATGGTATATATCCAGTCAGCAAAGGCTTTTTATGACCTTTTGCTTGTAGATTTTTTAGCATTTTTATAGCAATAGTGTCCCAGCCTTTAACAAACCTATGATGAGAGTCTATCTGAAGTGTATAGGTTTCTCCATTATAATGCTGTTGTATTTGATTTCTGGCCCAGCAAGCTCCCTGAGATTCTTCGTGAGGTATATCAATAATTATAAATCTCCCGTCGTTTTTATATTTTTTTAATGTATCCCACTTATCCTTTTTACTATATTGATGAGCAATACATATAGTTATATTTTCTGACTTATCCGCATTAGCAATTAAATCATCAATAGTGGGCATAAGTTCGGGGTCGCGATAACTCGCAATTTGTATAAATATAGATTCCATTTAATTTGATTTAATTTCATTTTTCTTTAAGGTGCCAATTGCCAGCATGCCTGTTTACCAGTGCCTTCTATTCCACGAATTTCAATTGCAGGATCTACATTTGAATTTCCGGGAATATAAATACTTTTGAGCCTATAATATCTTTTTTCTACTGTAGACCATACAATAAATTCATCAAACGGCTTCCCTGTAAATTCTGAATACCCTATCCCTTCTCTACCTAATTCTTCTCGAGATTTGGCTGAAACAAATAATCCATTGCCCTCACAAGGTACCATGCCGTAACGTATATTTGATGGGCACAATCTTGCACAGCGTATAAACCCTACTTGATTTGGTTTAAGATTGTTATTATCTACACAAGTTATATCTCCTTCATTTTGCTGTGTTGTTATTTCTGAAAGTATTCCATATATAACAAATATCTCTCCTGCCTCATTTGAAACTCTATCATTTTCATAATATTCTATACTAGAAAACGCATAGTGATCGCTTGAACCAGTCGAGCACTTAGTTAATTGCCAAGTCTCCCCCACAACATCGGGTGGACAACCATACTCAAGCGGCAATAAAGTAGCGTTTATAACTAAAATTGGACTTACATAGGGTGCGGGAGGATTTGAAAAACTTGGACTATACTTGTAATGACATCCACTTAATGGATCAACATATCTTTGTTGATCAACTAAACCAAATAAAGAAAATACATACCTGTACTCATTAACATCACATGGAGCACATGGCGTCAACCTATAGTATAAACCACTTGGTGCAGCGGTTACTGTAGGTAAAGGAGTTGCTGAAGGAATAGGAGTTGCTGTAGGCTCAGCCGTAACTGCAGGCGTAGGAGTTGGAGGCTGTGTTACCGTAACTGTAGGAGCAGGCGTTACCGGAGTAAGAGTTGGGGTTAATGTTACAGTAGGAGTAGGAGTAGGAGTAGGAGCTCCACACGATATGCATGTTTTAGCCTCCTGTAAAACACCTGAGATTTGTTCTCTAGAAATTATCCCATCTGAATAGAATCCATCAGGCGCAGCTAATGATAACGCCGAGTCCGCATAAAGAACGTTTGCATTTGCAAAAGTTGCTGTGTCTAAATAATATTCTTCTACTGCCATATTTAATTTTTTAATCTGGGCAATCTACTGTTACTGTCCATGATGAGCTTGTTATAGGCGCATAAATACTAAGCTTAGCTTCTGCTGTAGCTGTTGACTTTGGAAAGGTAGCCGTTCCTGGTCCTGGCCCTTGAATTGTTGCACTTGCTTGATTCAGGTCAGCTAATGCTTGATTCAAAGTCCCTTGCTGATTGGCATCTCCTCTGTATCCCGTGTCTGCTTGATTTACTCCATCAAATTCTAATACAAATCTAACCGGCTCAATCCCTCCATCAAAATGTAAAATTACATCTCCTGTTAAAATACCCAAGGCAACTTTATAAACAATTGGATACCCGTATCCTCCGCCTTGTTGTTGACCACAATTTATTGGAGTTGCTATAATTGTTGAGCAACAAGCCGTAAATGCATCAACCCCTTGGTTTAAATAAATTGCCGTTGGTTTTCTATAATCCCATATCAAATATAAATTAGACCCTGAAGATGGCATAGTAAAGTTTGCGTAATTTCTAGTAATTCCTCCAACTATTGGAATAGCTTTAGTAGAAGATCCAATTAACGTGTTTATATCAGCTGCATTATTTTTAAAATTAGTATCTGTTCTTAGATACATAAATTTATTAGTGTTAATATCAAACACAAAATTATCTTGTGCAAGACGATTACTAATTATACTAACGGTTGAATTAGAATCTGGAATAACGCCCGATCCTAGTGGTCCAGATAATGAGACAAATTGACTAATTATAGGGTTTGCAGAAGAAGACAAGAAAGTAACCTGATTAGAATGTAAAGGAGAACTATAAGAAGCATCTATCCATGAATACTCATTGTGAATATATTGTCCGGCCTCATTATTGCTAGTTAAAGCAATATTGTAAATATTTAAAATTGTTTGTGTTGGACAACTAGTTGTAACTTCAAGGGTGTCTGATAAAGTGCTAGTCGTAGTTATAATTATAGTTACATCAGAAACGTTTACAATATTTTTATTAAACGTTAAAGTTCCGCTAATATACACTACTCCAGTAGTGTAAGCCACCTCGTTATATATAGCAGTTATAGAGTATCCAACTCCAGTTAATGTTTCTTGAGCCGTTATAAGCCTTCCATCTTCAGTCTCCATGGGCTGTTGCCCTGCGCCGGTAGGCGTATTAATCTCGGTAATAACCCCATCTTCTACGGCATTTGGAATAATATACTCAATAGTAACTTGACCAACTGCTTGAGCTAGATTAACACAATATATAGATTCAACCCCTGGAGTAACAAATACATTTTCAGTTACCCCACACGGTCTACATGCATTATCTCTAGGAGTGTTGTCTGAATTTGATGCCAGCACAAACTCATTCATGTAAGGATCATAACCTCCTAGTATTTGTCTACCAATTGCTTGGATAAAAAAATCTCTAAACCAGCCTCGCATCCCCGCCTGTGAAATAACTAACAACCGATCATTACTTGCAGCACTTCCTTTTAAATTAATTACAACTCCTCTTTTTGAGTCAGTAAAAAATGTGTCAGCTCCCCAAACCACAAAACTTTCTGGGTTATTACTAATACCGTACTTTTCAGATCGAGCAACTTGTTTTCCTAAAACAGTAGGAACTGATGTTAAAGCACCTCCCCCCGCAGCGTCCGTTAATAAATCTTTTCCAACTAACACGTATGAAATTTTATCTTCTTGCAAAGTCAAAATATCATCACGTCTTCCAGATAATTTTTCAATAGGACCAAATGAATCCTCAAGTGGCTTATAGTTTAACAAACCTAAATTAAATTCATTTAACTTATTTACATTTGATTCGTCATTAAATATACCGCTGTAAGTTAAATCAGCAAATCGATTTGATTCTTTATATATTTGCGCCGAAGTGCTAGTTACACGATTACCAAATCTAAAGGGTTTACCGTTGATAGAATCTCTGATTTTGTAACTTTCTACTCCGTTACCAAATGTTATGCAATTTGAAAATCCTGTATTAACAATACCGTCTTGAGGCGTTACCGCGCCAGCATTTTGAAAGTTTATTATTTGATCTTGTACGTTTCCAGAATGATTTCCTAAATTATCTATAGAAAAAGATAGATCATTTTCATACCACACATCTGCCAATGCATCTTGTGGTAAAGTTTCAAAAACAACACTAGCGTCTGCTCTTACCACCTCTATAGTAACAGTTAGTCTAGCAATACGCGTGCTAGAGTTTCCAGCTCCACGAGGGCCTGAAACCCCTAAATAAAATTCATTGGTAGCGCTGTTTCTAAAAAACTGATAATAAAATGTATATTGCCCTTGAGGAAGGTCGCCGCCTTCAGGAGGTCTTCCAAGAGTTACTAGCGTATTGTCGTACGAGTTTGAAATCACATTAGATCCATCAGGTCTCGGACCTGGCTCTACAGGAAGTGTTTGATTTAAATCTAATAACGCCCCAATATTTTCTCCATCCCATGCTTCTTTAAAATCTGAATAGTCTTTTGAAGCAATCACAGTAAACTCAACTTCGTTTCGTATTGTTTCTACCGACCTGCCATTACCTTGGCGATGCTGGAAAAAATATAATTTCATTTGACTTCCAGAAGGAACAGTATAATCAACAAAAGATGTAGCTCCCGTCCCACCTGGATTCAATACATTAACAGGGTAAAATATTTTAGGAAAACGATCTCTTCTTTTAGTTTGACTATATTCTCTTCCTGGTGCAACCACGTTTCCTCCGGCATCATCTAAGGCAGTAGTGTCAAAGTTGTTTGGGTTAATTTTCATATACACCCCACTTGCTATCTCAATAGGAGTGCCTGGATCTAAGGGGCTATCTATTACTATAAAGTTTTTTGATTGCGCTTGTTTTTCTAAAACGGTGGTATAAGTACAAGGTATCATTGGTCCGCTAGCGTCTCGCTTAACAATCAGCCTATCGCCTTCTTCAATTTTTTTAGCATTTTCTCCTTCTAATAAAAAATATGCTGCATTACTTAAAGGGTCTTGAAATATTATATTAGAATAAATTGTATTATACTCGCTCTTATCTGGCTTAATAACAAACTTGTACCGAGTTGCCCAAAAAGGTGCAGCTTGAAACGCCTCTCCTGCGCCGCCGCCTGGAATGGTTACAAATAGTTCATTTTTTTTGTCTGAAGACCCACAGGGTATATGAGTAGTGTTGTTTGAACTAATTTGTGCAGTAGTAGCTCTGTTAAAATTGTCCATATAAACAATGCCTACTTCATAACCTCGATTACTATGTAAGCTATAATTGTTGGAATCACTAAACAAAGCAACATCATCTACTACTATTGTATAATACTCATAAAAAGTTTGAGTTTGTACAGCACAGTCATCTGCATATTGCATTGCCGGAAACTGAAACCCTAGAGAAGAACTTGATGGAGATGAAATTATCTCAATAGGCTGATTTATTGCGCTAATACCACTTGCGCACTTATTATACGCATCTAGTTGTGCCGGAAGAGAACAATTAAAATTATCGGTAAAAGTAACACCCGTGCAAGAATTTGCTACTGTTTGAATATTTGCAATAGTTCCTACCTTAGCCACAAAGTCTGCGTTAGTTGCCAAAGCAAAAACAGAAGCAAAAGATTGTTGTAGTACATAAATAAATTCAATATCAGTGTTTCCTGTGGTTTCAACAGGAAAAGGAGTTTGACCTGTAAACTCTGAATGACGTATAGTTATAGTTATGTTTATGGAAGAACCAATTAATAATTTAGAGGAGTCAATAGGAATAGAAATAATTGAATTTGAAATATCAATATTTCCATTAATATTATAATTACCGTTTTGTCTTACTGGTTCAATAACGGTTTCACTAATTGCCTCTGAAACAAGATTGGTGAAAAAAGAAAAGTCTATTGGAGTTGAAAACCTATCTACTAAATCATACCCTTCTCTGTAGTTTCCGTAAATTAATCTGTTCCCCATTAAAGTTTGGGCCTTTGCAATTAAAGGAACATTGTCGTATAGTCTTAATATTTCATATTCAGGAAGAACTGTAAATATTTTTTGATTATCAAAAAGATAAACTTCATCGTTATTGTTTCCTAATCCTCTTTCTGCTTTATCAAGACTTTCAATTATTTTTATTGTCGAATCACCCATCTCCTTAAACAACAACTCTATACCTGTAACTAAATTACTTCCTGTATTATAGGTGATGTTTACTGCCGAAGCAGTGTTTAACATTCCTTCGTTTAAAAAACTATTAAATCCAAATGAAAAGGATCCAGACACAAAAGCAGGCTCACTAAATTGTGAAGTTGCAGAAAACTCATCATTAACATATTGATAGCGATATGCAAAACACAAAAACCTGTCTTCCATAAAATTATTTTCTCCTGCAGCTTTAAAAGCTACAATTGTAGGGGCAGATACCGGTGGCTTTTTGATTACCAGTATAGACTCTTCGGAAAATTGATCTATGTATGATGCCATGTTATAAATAAAGTGTATATGTTACATTGTTAGTTAAAGTTAATCCCAATAAAGCAACGGGCCCTGTAGATTCAGGTTGTTGTGGATCAAAGTTCCCATCAGCATACGAAGTGCCTACTACATATGATCCGGACCAAGTTCCTGAAGTGCCATTATTTCCTACAATAGTGCCAGATACTCCTGATGCCCCAGGGTTTCCTACAGCATTTGAGTTCATAAGGGAGAAAGTTGTTATTCCTGTTGACACCTCCGTAGAGAACTGAGTTAGCGCTAACGTACTAGAAGCGTTCACTCCTTGTATTCCAAAGCCTTTTGTGTAATTCGTATTGCTAGAGGTGTAACAATCTGTGCCTGGAAGAGGTATCTGAGTTGTTGTTGGCGTTTCTCCTATCCCTATTTTTTCTAGGTTCACAGGACAACCTTTCGTGGTTGCTTGATGAAACCCTATTTGTGTTTTACTAAATAAAGAAATAGTTTGTGCCGTAAAACTCCAGGCAAGGCGAACAGGAGCTGTTGGAAATGACGGATTTACAGGAGAGCCATTTACCAAAGGGTTAGGATAATTGCTGTTTACGTTAATAAACCTAGGAGGATTTAAATTGTCCGTGAAAAATAAAAGGTTGCTTACTAAATTTACACCTGTAATTAAATTTTCAGGATTAAAATTTAAAGTTGTACTAATACCTCCTCCATTATCAATACTAATTACATGGTAATTAATTAAAGCAGTAACGGTGTTAAATGAAACAATCATATCACACTTACCAGTGTCTCCTAATGTAAAAGCAGGATCATGAACAAACCAATACAAGGTTTCATTAGCGCCATCTTCAAAAGCTCCAATAGTTCTTGCTTGAGTGCTTAAGTTTATATTAAGAAGAGTAGCAGAATCTGGAAAAAATAAAGAAGTTAATTGGGTGTTTCCTGCAGAATTTTCTACTGACCCAACCTCTGAAGCTTCAGTTGAACCAAGCCTAATATTGAGCGCATCTACATATTCACCGTTAGGCACTAGCCTTTCGTCAAGGCTTTTGTTCATTCGCCCTAGTACAAAATTTCTTTGTGTTTTGCCCATTTTATTTTATCCACTTATTTCCACCTCTTAGGTTCATTAATAATCTACCTGGATGAATATTGCTTAATCTTATTTTTGCATTTCTTAATAAAGCTATTTTGTCTTTTTTAGCTCTATTAATTATATACTCTTGCACTCCAAATTTATTATTTAATATGGCATATCTAATATAAGCGTAAATGTACTCTTCAAATAATTTATTCACTGTTACTTCTGAATCATTACCACCTTCCATTCCGTCAGATATATACTCTAAAATACACTGTTCATTTGCCATAGTAGAGTCAAAATTAATAACTCCTGCTTTTTTATCTATAGTAAACGTAGGATTCATGTTTGCAGTTTCTGTATTTAACCCATATCTCGCTCCAATATTTGTGGTATAAAAATCTTCGTTATAAGGCGTGTTAGCCGCAGCATTATTGTTGTCATTAACCTGATTTAAATATATACTTCTTAAATTTCCGTTTGTTCTTGCAGTATCAAGATCCGAAGCCTCTATCTCAACATTATCGGAAGCATCATACGTAAATGCAGCGGTAGCCGTCTGCACATAAGAAAGTGCCGATTGAACTTGTATGTTTTCAACAAGCGGTAGAATGGCGTTATTTTTGAATAATGATACACGAATCCAGTTTATGTAATCTGACGGCAAAACAAAACGTAAATCAGAAAATACAGTTAATTCTAAAGATTTAATTTCTTTAAATGCATCATAATTTAATTCTTGTATACCTCTTTTTGCGTGGAATAAAATTTTATATCTGCTATCATTATTAGTAATAGAATGGTTTCCATCATACATCAATAAATAATTATTCACTACATCAGCTAAAGAAATATACTGATAAGAACCCCAGTTTAAATCTGTTGGATTGGCTCCATCATTCGTGTAATACTTTTTTTGATCTATATAGGCCATAATTATTGTTCTTGATTTTGAGTTTGTTCTTCAACTTGTCCGAATTTAAAGACGTCCCCTTCTCTAATTGATATACCAGCGTACTGTAATATTTTTGAAACTAAATCATTTCCATCATCTGTTGGTAGCTCAAAATCTTGATAATCAGCTTGACTTTGATCAAACAAAGGGTCTCCATTGAAAATAGTGCTATAAGTCCATTTAGGGTCTTGAGGGTATCTTATATATTGAGACACAACTTGTCCTTGTTGATTAATTGAGGAAGGATATATTTTTATGTTATTTCCTTCTTGAGAATAAGCAGGATATGTTAATGTCGGAGAAGTAAGCATGGAACTATTAAGTAATGTGATTTTTGAATTACTTACTTGTTCAGCTTCATTAATTAAATTAGAAGATTTATATATATTGTACTTTAAGCCAGAAAACACAATAGCCGTAGAATCGACAGTTATAGTGTTGGCATCAGTACGTCCTATAATTAAAGCTGTAGTCACAACGTTATTGTTAAATACTATAGAAACAACATCTCCTACCATAGCATCGGTAAATGCGGCGTTAGTATTTATTATTTGATTTCCTGTAGCCACAAAACTTGTGGTTGTACCGGTCTGTAGTACAGAGCTGTAAATTAAAACTTTATTTAATAAGTAATAATCAAATCCAGTTGTGGCAATACTTGGCATTACATACACGCTGTCTACGCCTTGCGGAGCAGGAGTAGTTTTTAAAACACTATAAGCATGACCTAATGTAGTAATTGTGGATGAATCAATAGTGAGAGTAGTTACACCAATAAAAGCCGTTATTAATATTTTAGAGGTTACCCCGTTTACTGTTATAGATACTATATCTCCTACCATATCGGCAGAGAAAGCCGCTGTGCCATCAATTAATTCGTTTCCTGCACCTAATGGAGCAGAGCTTGTTGTGGTTCCGGTTGCTACAGTTGTTTGTGCAGTATAGGTTTGTGCCAAACTACTAGTAATAGAAAACATATCTATAACCTCTTCATATCCTTTTTTTAAATCTGCGTAGCCCGTCCCTGATAACCTAGCGTTCTCTTCGTTTATTTGTTGATTGTATTGAAAAAAATACTCGTCAAACAAGTCTAGTTGAGCTTGTTTAGCAAAAAGATTAAAATCATTAGGAGATAAATACCCGTAATTGTTTTTATTAATAATTGCCAATACAGTATTACGTACAGAATTTATCATTGTTATTCTTTTACACAAAGATAAGTAAAAAAAAAAGAGGTCAATTTTTGTTGACCCCTCTTTCAGTTATTAAATTTATAACGATTATATATTACACTTTTTGAAATCTTAATATAAAAAAGTTTTGCCCTGCTAATGGTCCATCATTAACGTTTCCAGCCGTAACTTCTTTATTTAATACTCCTGTAAAATCAAAAGCTACATTAGACCAGGGCGTTTGCAAAGATGCAACTACTGCATTTTGAACACCATTTCTCATGTCTTCATCTGCTCCTACAGAAGAGGTAAAAGCATAAGTTAATAAGATCTGTGAAGCTGACTTATCTCCATAAGTTAATTTAAGTTCGGAATTTAGATTGTTCGTACCTGTGTTTTCTATAAAACCTAAATCTGCTGACCTCATTAATTTATCATGATTATCCGCTACCTTTCGATATACCATATATACATCTCCTCCTACAAATATATCAGCGTCTACTGTTAATGTAGTTACACCAACCGCTGTTACAGTAGCGGTAGCTCCTCCTGTTATATCATAAGCTGAATCTCCTACCTGAACACCAGCAGCAACAAAATTAACTGTTGAGTCGATTAACTGATACGATCCTGTACCATCAGCAGTTCCGCTCTGTTTAACGGTATTCTCTGGGTTATAAATAAAATATCCTGTTGCATCTGGCACTCCTCCGCCTCTACTAGCCGAAGCTCCTATTGCTACTAGAGCTAGTACAGTATCTGAGGTAACGGCAGTAACAAGATACATTTCTCCACCAGTACCAGCATTAGTTGTTCTGTCCCATACAATTGCATTAACGAAAACACTTTGTGTAAATAAAGCGGCAGAATCTGTTAGTGTCAAAGCTGCTGATCCATTAGCAGTTGACGTTCCTGTTTTAACAACGTTAAGTTGTTTAAAGTTTATAAATTTTTCCATTGTTGATATCATTTTAAGAGTAAACTATTGTACTCAATGGGTTAGACACTACACCAGTAACTAAGTTTACTGTTGCTCCTTTTGGAAGATAATCCGCTGACACAGATGTCCATCCTGATTCTAATGCGCTTACTACTGCATTTTGAACTGATACCTCTAAAATAGGCGATGCATAAGCATCAGGCCATGTAAGAGTTACAACTTTTCCGTCTAAGTAGGTTATTGCTGCAGCGGTTGTAGTTGTCTGACCAATAGACACAATGCCAGAACATGACACCAATTGATCTTGATTTAATGTTCCTCCAGCATCTAGTACTGGGATACTTAAAAATTTTTCCATAATAATAATAATTTATGTGTTAATAATAATGTTATGCAATGTCTATATTAGATACAGCATAAGCAGGTTTAATATCTAAAGTTACATTAGTCCATGATAGACTAAGAGCAGCAACCATTTCTGTTTGTAAAAAGTTTCTAAACTTAGTTGAGCTAGCTGGCACTGCAGCATGCGTTATTGTAATTACTTTTGACGAACCATAATTAATAGTCGTAGAAGTAGTAGATGCCGCCTCAATTAGTTTGACATTTGTTACGGGAACTAATTGATCTCCTTCACTAGTAACCGGTATGCTTAGGTATTTATTCATAATAATAATAATTTATGTGTTAATAAAGAATAAAGATACAATAAATAAAATAGCCCTTATCGCGGAATAAGGGCTACTACTATGAAAAAACAGATTTTCCTCTCGAAGAAAAAATATTCTTATTTAAATATACTAAATATTATTATACATTATTTGCCAAACCGCTTAAATGTTTTAACATGTCAACTCCATCTTCTCCTTGAAAAAACGAAACTGCCATATATAACGATTCTTCTCCGTAAGGAACATTAAGCATTTTCTTTTTATTAGAAGGTGTATTAAACCATATTTCTTTATTGCTATTTCTCATAGTTAAAATGCCCTTATCAAAGAACCCCTGAACTGTAGCGTTTAACTTCAGCATTGGATCTTTTAATAATAATAAAAAATCTTTTGGTTGGTTTTTAGCAAATACTAAAATATCTCTTTTTAATTCTGCGGTGCTTACGGTAGAAACATTTTTATTAAAAAGTATTCTTGAAATATTTTCTACTTGATCTATATCAAGTTGACGAGCTTCTATTAAAGCATCAACCTCCATGTTTAACTCTTCAACCACTTCAGCAGCTTCTTTAGCTTTATTTACTTCTGTAAATATTCTTCCGTTTCCTGGATGAAAATGTAAAAATTTTTGTAGTACTTGATTATTTTTAGGAACTGATAAAAATCCCATGTCAAATATTATAGGTTCTAAAATAGCGTTATCATCTTGCTCATCCTGAAAAGGAGAGTTTTGATTTCTAGCATATCTTAGTGGTTTATTAACTCCCTTTTGTTCATCAAACCACAACAGGGGAAATCTTTGAGTATGTCTTGACGCAAGTATTAAAGATAATGGGGCTGCGTCTCTTGTTAGCTTGTAGATCTTGTCCACAAATGTAGGTGTATTTTTCATTTGATTAGATTTAATTTGATATTTATAATAATAATGGGGGCTTTTACACCCCCATTAAATTCACTCTATTACTCTTGGAAGATA